TTAAAATATTTTTCTATTGCATACTTTATTGCATACTTTATTTTTATAAAATTCATTTATTAAACTTGTTGATTCATTTAAATTATATCCGTCATTAACTGAAATTTTCAACATTAATTCAATCAAGCTTCTACTCTTCCCATATTTATCACATAAATTTTCTACAATTAATTTTTCCATTTAAATTCTCCTCTCAGGAGAAACGCGTTTCTTTTATTGATTAAATTATATAATCGCTGTCGAATTTTGTCAAACTAAATCGACCGCAAGTTTCGACAAAATGGGTAACTGGCAGTTACTCGTTTCTTTTTTTGAATAATCATATTACAATATTGGGATAATAACTTTAGGAGTAATTTTATGATTGTATTCGTAATTAAGCAGTTAAGAGAAAAAAAAGGATTATCGAGATATAAATTAGCTAAATTAGCTGGCATATCTAAGCCATATTTAATATTATTAGAAAATAATAAAAGAATGAACCCGACTCTACATGTATTAGAGTCTATTGCTAATGTACTTAATGTTAATATTAAGAAATTATTTTATTCCGAATTAGACGTCGAAGAGTTAAGAATAGAAATGTACCACAGAATTGAAGTTTTTGGTTTGGATAGTAAAGAGGTGTATGAAATATCACAGATTATTGATTTATTGCTAAATGTAGAGGGGACTTTTAAGTAAATGAAAAAGACTAGCAATAGTCTTTTTCATTTATTTTTATCTTATTTTTATTATTCCCTACATAGCTTCTTGAGGGATTATTGTTTTCTAGTATAATATTTAAAGCATTTGTAAGGTTATCTTTAAATAAATATTTTACAATTATTCTTACAAGAACAAACACTTCTGCTATTCCACCTGTTATAAATATATTAAATGTTGTATCGGAGTAATTTAATATATTCAGTCCTTTAAGCACAAATATTGTTATAAGTGCAATTAATTCAATCGCTAATATCATTATTAATATAGTAGCATATTTTTTTCTTAATTCTTGGTCTTCATCAATATTTTTTACAAATATATTTATTATCTTGTCATTCATTGCCCATTTTTTATTAATCTCATTTATTGGTTTAACATCTTGAATATTATTAGTATTTACCTTTGAAACCTTGTTTTTTGAATTAAATATTCTTAATAAATCCTCTTTTGTTTTGTCTATTGCAGGATTCGTTTTATTCTTATTACTTCCCACTATAACAATCCTAGCACATTAAGTCTTAATGTCATTGAAGAAACCGATACTTTGAACGTCTCTGCTAATTCTAGAATGGTGCTATTGGTATTGTACACATTCTCTAATAGCTTTTTGTTTATAAGTAGAGCTCCTGCAAAATATTCTACTTCTTTTTCTTCTTCATTAATTTCTTTGTCTATTAGATTAATATGAATTTCTTCGTCTTTTATTTTATCTTTGTACAATATATAAAATCCTAATTCTTCAGCTATTGTAAATCTTTGCTTTGTCTTTGGATCGTTTTTATTTACCAGGATTTCAAATGTTCCCTTTTCTTTAGAATATCTTGTTGCTCCTGCAATTTTATTGTTTAGTTCTCCTTCGTATACTTCTATATCATATGTTTTGGCAATTTTAACTGGATCTACAGGAATATTATACATATCGTTGTTGATTAATATTCTTGATGTCATTTCTTCTAACTTTTCGTTTACACTATTCATATATAAATTCCTCCTTATTTAAATTGTCTTACTAAATTATATGTGTAATTTGTAAATTTGTCAATACATTGCTACACATAATCACTCGTCAAAACAATCTTAAAATCGACGCGTCACAATCGTTTTTAAGCCTTTTTTATTTTGAATTAGACTAATTATATTACTCCAAAATGGCAAAAAAAAATAGCTAGACAACTTAATGTCTAGCCTTTTTCTATATTATCCCCCTATTAATCTATTAACTGTATTTATTCCTACAATTCCATCAACATCTATGTCACAATTTGATTGGAACTCCTTTACTTTTTTCTCGCTTTCGTCTCCATATCTGCCGTCTACTCCAAATTCATTTAAACTATATCCTTTTGCGATTAGTCTTTCTTGAACCCATTTTGCAAATTCTCCTACAGTAAAGTTTCTTACCATATTGTTGTTTACTGCTTTTGTTGTTAATGGTCCTATTATTCCATCTATTTCTAGTCCACAATTGTAATCTTGATTTAGCGCTCTTTGTAAAGATTTTACTATTTCTTCTTTTGAATTATTTGGAGAACCAACTTTGCCACTCCTTATTTCGTCCATTGGGAAATTATTCCCTGGACATTCTGAGTTGTCTATATCTCTATGCCCTACTACTTTAGATATATTATACTTTTCTTTTAAATATGCAATTAATTCTTGTCCTGCTTTTAATTGAGCTTGTCCCATTTTTTCTTTTGAGAAATTTCCCTCAAAACAGATACCTATTGAATTGTAGTTTGCTCCTACCGCATGTGCACCTACTGTATTCTCTGGACGTCCTCTATATATAGAACCATCTTTTCTAATATAAAAATGATACCCAATTCCTGCCCAACCTTTTGTATTTTTATGATAATTATGTATTACTTCTACACTTTGTAAAACAGTTACTCCACTATGGTGGCATACAATTTGTTCTGTTGTATTTCTTATGTCCATTGTACCAAACTTAAAATTATTTTCTATTATCTCCATTATTTTCCCTCCCTATTTATAGTTTTTACAGCCTTTTGTCCTAATAGATATGTAGATATAACTCCGTTTATTACTGCTATAACTCCTGTTATCTGTGCGCAATATGGTATTGTTATACCTTCAACTGCATTGATACCTAAAAGCAATGCACTTATTATTGTTAATGCGTTTAATACATACTTAGATATTTTTTTTACCTTTTCCATTTATCTTTCCCTCCTTTCATTTTCTAAAATTGATATTCTTGTTTCGTGATTATTAAGCTGATTATGTATCTTATTTCTATCTTCTTGGCCTTTATGCATTTGGTCCGATAGAACCTGAATTGTAACATTTAATTTTGTTATTGTATTGTTTAGTTTTACAATTACCGTAAATATCGGAATCATAGTTGTAATAAAACCTAGAAATAACATTATTATATTATCTTGCATCTTCTCACCTCCTACTCATAAATGGCAGTTATACTCCAATTACTTCCCTTAAAACAAACTTTGAATTATTAAGATTATGATGTACGCCTCCATTGTTCGCATTACCTTGAATAGTAGTGTCTTTTATGTACAAATATTTTCTTGCATCGTTAGCAGGGTCAAAGTCTACTAAAGAGAAATACATACCTTTACCGTTGTATAACGATACAAATTGTTTTGGAACAAAAAAGCAATGAAAATTATACGGTTTAGCCCCGCTATCATAAGCACTAAAAATTAGTACAATACCACTTGTTTGTTGAGAGATTGGTTCGGATAAAGTTATTGTGTGGTCTGCTGTCATATATTGAATCCCACTCCATAAAACTTTTTGAATGATTTTATCTTGCTTACCATTTATCCAATCTATAACGTTCTTCTTGTCTAGTTGTAATGGTCCTCCTAAATTTTCATCATATATTCCCCCAACGCTAATTCCTTTATTCTTTAGTGCTGAAAGTAGCACTTTTCCACTATTAAGAGATACTGGTTCTGTGTCTGAACTCAATTCATCTTTAACTTGAACTTCTATATCATACTCTGTACCTAGAGTGAAAGTTTGTCCTGTAATTTCTTTTGAGTCACAGCTAAATATGCCGTTTTCAGTGTTTATTGTAACCAATTGCTTTATTTCAACCCAACTGCCAAATTCGGTCTCTGTCTTGCTCTTTTTTCGAAATTGAATGCTTTTGACTGTATTTGTTTTGGCTCCAAAATTAATATTTGCATATTTGCCAGATAAACTTATTAAGACTGTTTCACCTACACCTTCTTTTCTTTCAATCTTAACGCTTTGTAAAACAGTTTCGGAATATTCAACAATATCTAGTGCTTTTGTTTTGTCTTTTTGATTTCCTCTGCTATCAACGGCAAAAACTGTTACTGTATTGTCATCCATATTATTTATAGATTTTGAAATGTCCGATGTTGAATAATCTAATTTTTCGGTTTTGTTGCCAACCACAATATTGTAATATTTAGGTGTAGCACTGTTCTTAGTAGTCATCTTATTTGCACTTGGTATTGTTACCTTTAAATTACTATACTTTCGTATGTACTTTTGATTACTTCCCGGTAAACTTCCAGTTAAAGCTTTAGTTATTGGATTAGTATCTTCACAATCAAAATTATTAAATACTGGGTCGCTATCTACTACATAGCCTGTAAAATTAACTGTACTTGTTCCTATTTTAGTACCACCACTATAAGTTGTAAGTTCCACTGTACCATTAGCCTGGTTTTGATTTGGAATTTTAGCAAATAATTCATTTGTATTCCAACTATATGAAGCATCTATCCCTGTTTGTGTTCTAACTGTCTGTCCATTGAATTTGATAACTGCTGTATGGTTGAAACTAGCACTTTTTCGGTTAGTATATATTGTTATAGTTTCGCCAATATTGAAATTCTTTTTACTTAAACTTACTTCGGAAGTTCTAGGAATTGTTGTTAATTTCTTGGATGTTGACCCAGTTATTGTTCCTGCTGATATACCTGTTTGAAACGAGAAGCTAGCATAAACAGTTTTCTCTCCTTGATTATCGTGTGTTACATCTAATGTCTTCTCAAAAATTGTTGTGGTTGCTTGATAAGGTATATTATGACTAAAATCGTATGTTGTTCCGTCTATTGTGCAAGTACCTGGTTTAGAATATCCATTATACGAGCCTCCTGTCGTTGTTACTTGTACTCTAACAGTTATATTACTTTTATTGTTTGCTATATTCTGTGAGTTTTGTGTTATTGATATATTACTTGATACTGCCATATGCTCTCCTTTCTAATAAAGTAACAGCATATTCTTTGAATTAATTTGTTGAGTTTTCAAGAAATAATTTCCTATTTCTATACTCTCGGTTGCTTGTATTTTGTAGAAATATGCTAAGTCTTTATTAATTTGGAATATATTTATTCCTTTATATGTTGCTAGGATTTCGTCCTCATCTATAAACATAGTATTTTGATTCGCTTGAATCCAAAAGCCTTTTTCGTCCATTTTATAATTCTTGCCATAAACTTCCCCAAAAAATTGAGTCCATTGAGTACACATAGTGTTATATTCAAGCTTTAAATCAGCAATTTCTACGAATCCTTTAATCGGCACTATGTAATCAAATAGTTCAACACCTAAACTAGCACCAGTTGGTAATAAACTACTTGGAATATCAAGTGTTTCCCACTCTACAAAAGTAGTATCATTATATTTTGCTCTCTTAACTAAATTTGTTGTTTTATTGTTCCAATATAACCCTTTGTAAGGTGTAGGCTCTACATTTCCTGTATAGACTGCAAATGCAGGATAAAATGTTAATGCCACATAACAACTCTTGATTTCTGCTGTATCGTATATTATTGGCGTTTGGTAATAGAATCCGTAAAAATATCTATAAGTCCAAACTTCTCTTGAACTCTCGTTATATAATGACATTTTTGTATCTAATATTTCCCACTGTGATGTTTGCGAGTTATATTTTTTAACTAAGTATATCGTTGTATCTAACCAATTCTTGGTTGTATCTGTAGGTGCTGTGTTACTTACAACTACAGGTATAAAGTCTGATTTCTTAGGTATTTCTATTATTTGCTCTATTTTAGTTAAATCTTTCAAATCGTCTGGTGTCAGTATAATACCAGGTTCATACAATGAATAAGGCTTCTCTACCTCAGTAAAATCTGCTTCATTAAGGAACATTAGTCCTACGCAGACATTTCCTTGTACTATACTGTTTTTTATAAAGTATGATATTGCCATTTTGTTTTCATTTTGATTTAATGTAATAGGTTCTGTGATATTGAATATATGTGATACTGTATAGTCTTGTCTTCCATCAAGCTTAATAACTCGTCCACTCAGTGTATTTTCATTAGCATTTTTGCCGTTTGCCCAATGTTCGCTAGAAGTTGTATAAGCGAAGTAGTTTTGAGCACTTAGCAATGATTTTCTTGATAACTCTGATTCTTTCCAACCACTATTGTACACATACATTTGATTTTCTATGTAACTTCCACTATTAGCAGTACAATACCAGTATGCCCCTTCAGTAGGACTGTCAGGTGGTGTATCTGACTCTTGATATGGATATTTAGCGTGTGCTAACCAAAAATTATTATCATTAATCATTGCACTATTTCTGATTAGATTGTTTCCGCCTACTCTTTTAGTTGCAAATTCTAAACTTTGATTGGCTAGCTCCAATGTTGCAAGCTTTTCTTGTGTTTGTTCGTTTATTGCTTTGACTGACTCTTGGATTGAGTCTGCTGTTTGACTTATTTGCGAGTCTGTTTCACTTTTTGTGTAGTGATTTTCTTTTACGTTTCGTTTGGTTTCGTATGTGTCGCTTAACCCATTATCTCTAACATATGTGATTTTAGCATTTGCTGTACTTGTTATATTGTTAATACCTTTAAATAATGTAAAATGCCTTAATTTCTCCCACGCTTCTTTCTGTTCTTCTGTGTAAGGTACTATTTTTTCAACTATCTTTGAATTATTTGTCATCATTATATATTCAAATGTAACAGGAGTTCCTGCAGAGTATTGTTCTGCTAAATATGTTTTAAATTCTTCTACTGTTGAAAATCTTGGGTCTGAAATAATTACCACAGCTGAACCTGATAAGTAAATTCCTGCTTTCACATCAAAAAATGAAGAAATTATTCCTTGATAATGTGTACAAACTCCTGAATATGACCACGGACTAATAGAAAGCTTAAATGTTTTTGTTTTATTTAAATATAAGTTCCAATTTTCTGTTCCAGTTAGTACAACTTGCTTTCTTACGTGATGTATTCCGTCATCTGCCAAATAAGAGCCTTCCATTAGTTTTTGCCCTTCTGATAGTGGGAAGTACTCTGCTTGTTCTTGATATGGAATGTATGGAGCTTGTGAACCTTTATTTAGCATTACATTAAATTCAAAATTATTAAAAGTACAACCAACATTATACTCAACAGATATTCTGCAAATGCTTTCTTCTTCTAATGTAAATGTTTTACTTGTTTCATTTTTCAATTGTATCTTCGCTTTAGTCTTTTTAGGATTTGTATTTCCTGCAACTAATGCTAGCGAACCTTCCGTACAACTTCCTTTTACGTTATGGATACTTAAAGTGTATGTTCCTGCTTTTAATTTTATATATTCGATACTAGTGTCATATGCTGAATAATTTGCCGTCCAATTACCTATTATAGAAAACGCATTAGAACCTGCAGCCGCTTCCCCCATTGTTCCATTAAGTTTTACTAATCCATTTGTTATTGAACGTTCTACATTGTTAACTGTTGCCGAATATTCTCTGGCTTTAATTAAATTTTCTCCTATGTCTAAGAAACCTAAAGAATTATATGGCACATACGGTTTATATTCTTTACCTTTTGTAATTTGTGGATATATTGTTACATTCTCTAATACCGCATTTTTATATACTCTAATATACATACCAGCTTTTGTTTCTTCTACTGTTTCTATCAAAGAAGAGGAATATGTCATAACATTATTTTTTAAATAGAATACCTGTGTTGTATATTTTCCGCTCTCATAACTTGATAACATTCTGTATTTTGAATTTGCTTTCAACAATACTGTCCTTGTATTCGTAGTAGTATTTACGTTAATTGGGTACGTTGTTTCTGCTGTTGCAGTTCCATTCATTGTTATTGAACCGTCTTTGTTTTTTGTAAACGTTACTCCATTTATTGTTCTTGTTGTATTCAAAGAAGGGCAAATATTTTCTCCCTCCAAATTCTCTATTTTGCTTAGATAATCTGTGCTGGGGCTTGCTCCGTATTGTTCATATGTGTCATCAGCTATTGTTGCTTCTCGTAACATTGGTTTAAATAATAAATTATTTATCGTTAAGCCTTTCTGAATAAATATAGCTATTTGAACGCTTGTTGTAGTATCTATTGTAAATTCTCCACTGCCATTGCCAATATCTATAGAACCTAAAACACTGTAACTACCTGTCTCTTGGATAGCTAATCTATAAGTATTACTAGCACCACCACTCGGACAGCCGTTTAGAATATATGTTCCTGGGCTTAAATCATATCTATTGATAATCAAACTGCTGTTAGCAGAGGTATCATTTGTACCATTAACATTTACTGTTTTATCGCTATTCACAGTAAATGTTATTCCGTTTGATATTTTTGTCGTCGCAGTATTATCAAGTAAGTTCTTCCCACTTCTCGTTACTTGGTGGCTCTCGCCCTCTAGCATTATATCTATTAATGGTTCCGCAGATGCATCATCTATATATATGTTCTTTCCTTCTGCTGTACCTTCTATTTTTGTTATGTTCTCTACTGATTGCTCTACTGATGATACTTTACTGGTTATTCCATTTACGTCTTGCTCTACTTTGGTTATCTTTTGTGTGTTCTCTGTGGTTTCTTCGGTTAGTTGAGTTATTTTTCCATCTATCTGATTAATATTTGACTCCACTCTTCTGTTTATAGTTCTTTGTGATGGTGTTCTAGTAGTTGTTTCTTCTTTTGCTTTACATTGTATTTTGCTTTCAATATTTGCAATCCAACGTCCTGAAAATTGCATTGAACCTTGGTATATTACATTTTTACCATCTATAACAACGATATCTCCTGTATCTAGTGCTGGGTCTATTATGCTTTCGCCCTCAAAACTGTAAAATTCTAGTCCTTTTAATGTGTTATAAATATTATTGATTTGATCTTGATCAACTATGTACATATTGTCTTGGCTGATATAAACTGTATTGCCTGTTGTATCTCCTTTTTCAAATAGTTGTATTCCATCATCATATCTTACACGTGTTATTTTAAATTTTTCTCCCCATTTAAAAGTCTTAAATAACTTTAATGGAAGTGTAACTGAACTTTCTCCGATTGTTTTTATATATAGTTTTCCATCTCTACCTATTACTGCTATTCCACCAGCTTGTTCTGCTATATAACTTAAATAAGTTCTTGCTGATACTGTATTGTCGTACACTGCTATTTCCTTATTCATGTTTAAAAAAGAAGTAGAACCGAAGTTCTACTCCTGCTTTTGTACATAAGTCTTGTAGTACCTGTATTATTTTTGCTTTTCCATTATTGCTATCTATTAGTGTTTTTCCATTATAATTAATTTCAAATTTAATCATATTATCGCGTAATTTAAATGTTACTGTGTAATCGTCTTCTTTGCTTATATCATCCACATTAAATACTCCAACAGGTATTATTTCGCCTGTTATTCCACTCTTGATTTCTACTTTGTTTATAGTTGCAGGTATTACTGATTTATATAATTTTAATTCTATGCTTTGTGCTTCTATACAGCCCAATGCAAACTCATCACTTGAGAAAGCTTTTTTCGAGGGTTTACAGTCTAATATATATTTAGAATCTATCTCCGTGTCATTTATGTATACTTTTAATAAATGAGTTACATTGTATACTTTAGACTTATAGTTATTACTTGTACTATACATTAACTATTTGCCCCCTCTACCGCTGTTTTTTGTGCTTCTGTTAATTCTTTTTGCATTAAATTAAAAGAGCACTTCCATTTTGTTTTGGAAGTACTCGTTTCTTTTTCTGTACTTATCATTTCGACTTTTCTTTTTGATACTCTAAACTTTGCATTTTCTAAAAAACCTCCATTTACTACTGGAACTTTAACATCCAATATAAATGGGTTTTTATATGTCTTTTGTATAAGTTGTTCTGCTTCTTCTTCTGTGTTAAAATCCCATGACATAGAAAGCTTTAACATTCCTACAGCTATGGGATTATCTATTAAAGAACCATCAACAATAGAAGAATAACTGTCTTTGTCTGTATCTTCTATGTCTGCGCTATATGTTGACGGTGTCGGTAAATTTCCTGTTTCTCCATGTTCTTTCCATAACATAATTTTATCCTCCTACTAATGCTTCTATGTCTTTCCCTGATTGTCTTTTCATATCTCTTAAATTGTCCAATAATATTTGTCCTAGTTTTGTACTTCCTACGTTTACTGTAAGATTTATAGGCCTATCGCTATTTTCGTTATTATAATTTGATAAAACATCTTCAAACGTTTCTCTCATTATATTTTGTGGGGCTGTTATTTCTGGGTTATTGCTTGCTCCTGCATATTCTCCGAAAATTGCTAGTGTTTTTTCATAAGCGACATTTCCCTTTGCTAATCTTGGTAATGATACTTCGCTCATATAGCCGATGTTAAATCCAAATTTTTTTCCGCCCATTCCTGGAACCCAATCTGGAATGTCGAAGCTTAAATTATTCATTACTGATATTACCTTATTTATTCCTTTTACAACGCCATTTGCCATACCCTCGATTCCACCTAAAATAGAGTTTATAATTCTTTTTATTGTGTTCCATATTCCATTAAATATATTGGTTACTGTAGTTTTTAACCCATTCCATACATTATTCCAGATATTTTTTATTCCATTAAGTACATTTGAAATAGTATTTTTTATTCCATTTATTACTCTATAAATTGTATTTGTAATAGCATTCCATACTGTTGTTATTACATTTTTAATTCCATCCCAAATGTTACTAAAGAATGTTGCCACTGCATTAAATACTGTTTTTACTATATTTAATATTCCATTCCATAAATTGCTCAAAAACTCTTTGATTCCAACCCATACAGTTTTTATTGTATTTATAATGCTATTCCACAAATTAACAAAAAATTCTTTAATATTGTTCCATATTTCTTGTAATTTTTCTATTATTTTTATCCATAAGTCTTGAAACCATTCTGATATAGTTCCCCAATTCTTTACAACAAGTATAATTGCTGTTATGGCTGCTATAATTGCTAGTATAATTAATGTTATTGGAGATGTTAAAATTGTAAACAAGCCCATTAATCCATTTAATATTGCTTGTGCCACATTCCATAAAACTATTGCACCAACTAATATTGTAATAGCCTCGCCTACCGCTTTTAGTATCTCTACTACTATTCCATTTTGTGCTATTGCCTGTAATGCATCTCCAACTGTCTTTAATACATCTCCTATTGCCGAAAGTACTATTTCTAATATTATTTCCGCCATATCTGATAAGCCTGATACTATTGGTTCTATAAATTGCACAATACCACTGAATGCACTTATAATTCCATCCAAAAATGATTGAAATCCTGTACTTGAAACTAATTTTAAAATAGCTTTAGTAATATTGTTTATCATATCAGCAATACCTTGAATTATCTCTGTGCCACTATTGTTGTTGTTCCAAGCATTTGCCCACGCAGTTCCTATTTGTCCTATTGAATTTAATATGTTTGCAATTATAGAATATATAGTACCAGTAGTGAATAATGTCTCTAAACTCTTCCACATAGCACTAATTGCTTGTCCTATTCCACTAACAGCATTTTTAAAAGCTTCTTTGACTTGCTTTCCATATTTATTCCAACTATAGACAAGCGGTTTAAAAAAGTTATACATTTTTTGAGCCAATGGCGACATCTGATCATCTATTCCAGCTAAATCAAAACTAGGAGCTGTTGTTCCTCCACTCCCACCATCCGAATTATCTTTGTCCGAAATATTATTTATTTCACTATGGACGCCTGCTAACGCTTTTGTTTCCTGTTTTGCTTTTTTTGCACTTCCAGCCATGCTAGCATATGAACTTGCACTTGCTTTTGCAAATATATTTACTCCTGTTAATACATAAGCAACACTTTGAATAGCTTTCATTAATTGATATACTAGATTAGTGACAAATTGAATTACTGGTGCTAGTACACTACCCATAGCATACTTCATATAGTTTATGTTTTCACTTAATTGCTTTGCTCCTGCATTTTGGCTAGATAGCCATGCATTTGCACACCCACTTAATATTGAATAAATTCCTCTTAATGAAAATAATGCCATTGCATATTTTAAAACATGTCCTAATCCGTTTTTTAAACCTGTTCCCATTCCTTTTATATTATTAGTTATATTTTGAGTGACTTTAGGTAAACCTTTAAAACTGGTTTTCATCTTTGATATGCTTGGCTTTACTTGGTCTATTTTTTGTTTAAATCCACTAAAAAAGCTAGTCAATTTTCCTTGACTAATTGCTGTTTGATTTATTTCTTGTTTTAATTGTGTCATTTTGTTTTTTGCTTCACTAAGTTGTTTATTATACATTTCTATTTCAGTATATAATTTTTGTGCTTGATTATTTAACACTGTAAAATCTTTATTGTTTCCTAATGCATTATTCACTGTTGTATCCATTGCTTTATCATTAGGGTTTATTCCTTCTGGTGTTACACTTTTTCTAGTATCATCCACAATTTTATCAATCTGAGGATTTATTACGTTTAATTTCATTTGTCGAGCATTTATTTTTTCTTGCAAACTATCTATTTGTTTTTGTACTTGAGATATTTGTTTTTGTGCATCTTTATTATTTACTTTTATTGCTATTTCATTGTTTTCTGAACTTTTCTTCAAATTTTGCATTTTCTTTTTTATAAAATTAACTGCTTGATGTAACTTACTTGTCATTGCTCTAGTATCTACTTTTGAAAAAGCCTCTTGTGCTTGCATTATTGTTTGCTTTATAGCTGGTAAAAACTTTTGAAACTTTTTTAAAGCCTCTTCTACTTGTGCTGTTACAATTATCTCAATTTCTTCTACTGTCATATTTTCACCCTCTTTCTTTTTAGGCATAATAAAAAGCACCAGATTTAATCTGATGCCTTCATAAGTAAGTGTTTTTTTCTTAATTATTTTAGCAATTCCGCTTTTTTTCTTTCAAATTCTTCGTTGGTTATTATTCCATCTTCACACAATTGTTTATATTTCCTGATTTCGTCAGCATTTGAAATATTACTGCTTATCTTATTGTTTTTTTGCTCATTTCTAGCTTTATTTATTGCTTTTTTTATTTCCTCATTCAAACCTTTTCTTAATATTTTTATTATAAAAGTTTCTGTTATTCCATTAACCCTTAATTCTCCTGTTTTAAATACACTTATGTGTTCATCAATTGATTGTATATCTTCTATTCTTAACTGTTTTTCATTGGTAGTCCCTATTACTGAGTTACAAAAAATTATTCTTTTATTGGTTATTACAATCACTCCACTTAAAGTATTTTTTATTTGCATAGCTCCACCAAAGAAATTTTTTTGATTTCTAAAACTAGTATCAGTTTTTGGACTTATAGAAATATTTGTTACTAATGCATATAATACTTCTTCATTGCTTTCAACTAATTTTTGTGCTTTTATAATTGCACTTCTATTAAGAATGTTATAAGTCTTGTTATTTTTTACATACTCTTCGATATTCATAATCAATCTCCTTTTATAATTATAATAATTTGCAAGTGCTTTTATCAGTTGTTTCTTATATATAATAAGGATTTGGTTTAAATAACAATGCTATAAAATCTATTATTATTCCTACTCCAAATAATCCACAAGTAAATAGATATAATATTCCCATTCCTGTTTTGCCTTCATAGAACTTGTGTGCACCTAGAAATCCTAAAAATGCACAAAGTATTATTGCCACCCATTTATTTTTTGGTCTACCAGATACTGCTCCAATATTCTTATTCATATTGGTGTTAGTGTTTGTATTATTTATTACGACCTGAGGTTGTTCTCCTTTTAATTGTTCAACTTGTCTTCCACAGTGAGTACACATAACCGCATCTTCTGGAATCTTTTCACCACAAAATTTGCAGAATTTAGTTTTTATTTGTATATCTTCCATCTTCTATATCTCCTTTTATTATATTATATAAAGAAGTATAGCACTTTTGTTCATATATTTTTGTCGAAACTTGTCGAAAAAATTATTTTTTTCCTTCTATCATAAGAAGTCTCATCTTTTTTGTTATTTCTTCTGGTGACTGAATGTATTCTTTTTCTTCATCTTGAAATAAATTTTTATAATTATCTCGAATAGGGATTATTTTTGGATTTCTCGATAAGCTATCTGCTCTTATTAATTTATTTGTTACCGCTTCCTGTAAATTAATCTCACGTTTTAAATCGTCAGCATTTTTAGCCAAATGAGTTTGGCAATAAATATTGATTTCTGAATATCTACTATTCCAAAATTCAAACGGTTTCATGTTAAAATAATATGCCAAAGACTCTGTTGCATAAATCAATTCAATTAAATTATTTGTATTTTTTATTCTTAAAATTATATCATTTAGCCCCTGAAACCTTGGAATTGTTCCTCTGCTATTTTGCTCATTGCATTCTCTGCCGATTTTTGAACTAATTCGTTCATATTCATTGTTGATAAAGGATTTGATATCAACTCTTTTAGTTCTTTCTTGGTCATTTTCTTTTTGAAAAAACCCTCTTCGTTCAAAGCCTCCGCAATCTTTAAATATAAATCATTTACAACTATTCCTTCTTTTCTGCAATCGTCTATAAAATCATATACTTCATCTATTGAATTAAATGCACTTTTCTCATCTTCTGTTTCTGCTAATTTTAATATAATTTTAGCCAAAGCTTCTATATCGCATATAGCATAAGCTTTTGTAAAAGCTTCTTCAAAATTTTTATTTTTTAGTAGGTTAGCTATTTCTACTATTTTTCTTGTTTTTATTACTAAATTAATTATTTTATTTTTGGTTTCTATTATCATATTTTCTCTCCTTTGCAAAAGAGAGAAGGCTTATTCTGCCTTCTCAGTATTTTTTTCTGTTGTGCTAGTTCTCTTTATGGTTCTGCTCCTAGCACTCAATTTTGCAGAACTAGGCTGTGGGAAATCCTTTGTTTTCTGTTATTTCTGAACTTCTATAGATTGTTAATTTTGATTTTAACATATCATCTATAGCAATTTCACTCATTCCTATATAACATGTACCTGTAAAATACCATGTTAGTGGTTTTCCACTTTCTGTAGCTGTTTCTTCCGGTAATTGAATTGCCCAATATCCATTTGTCTTAGCAGTTTGAACTGCTTTTAATTCATCATATTGGTCTTCTTTAAACAATATTTCTATTTCTAGATTTTCTGCTTTTTGTCTTCCTTCTGTTTGTCTTTCGTCAGGAATATCTAAAGCACTATATGTTATTCCTTCTGGTGCCTTTAGAAATTCTGGTATATTTTGCACGAAAGCTACTTGTTTTCTTTTAGTTGCATCTTTTAAATCTGCTAAAGTATCAGCATGAAATAATTTTGTTAATGTACTTGCTTTTGGTTCTGGCATTTTTTATTCCTCCTTATTATCTTATAAAATTAAAAGAACTCGTTATAGAATTAAAACGAACTTCAAAAGTTATTGTTATACCGTATTTTTGCAGTATCTGATCATATACTGCAGGACTGGTATTAGTCCTTATTAAATTTAATTCTTGAAGTCTTGTACTAACTTCATCTGTCATTTGCATTGCTTGTCTTTGTTTTTCATTCCAACAAGTGATTGATATTTGAAATGTAGAACGAATAGGAAATGCGTTTTCTGTTAGATTTACTGATTTCAAAGGTGTATGCAATTCCAATATAGGAAATTTACTTTCTGTATTTGGATTACTTAAAATCGGTTTATTCTTATACAAATTTTCTAGCTTTTCATATACTAAATCGCTAAAGTCCTTTATACTTAAATCTTTCATTATTTGCATACCTCCTTCAACATTTCATCTAATTTTTTCTTGACTATTTCTGTATTTTCATTTCTACTTTCAAATTCAGCATCTCCCATAAAGTGGTTTGCTTTAGTTCCATGAGCTATGTAAAAGTCCATTCCTTTTATATTTATAACTGGATACGGTAATGCTCTATCCACTTTATTTACTGGAATGAACCACTCAGTAAATCCACTTTCAATAAAATGTTGTGACTTTCCTACGTGTTCCATTTCAGCATTAGAGCCTGTGCCAAAGTATTCAAAAAACAAATAGGATGCTCCATTTGCCATAAATTTAGAAGGGTCAGCAAAAACCCTTCCTTTCACTTCTTTGGTTGACATATCAATCATTTCGACTAATATGCCTTCTTCATTATGTCCTTTTTCCAACCTTATAGCGTAACCTCTAATGTTTTTTAATACATCTTCTGTTATTATTTTTGCAGTTTGTGGTAATTTTTGAATTATAGCATCTATATTTTTAAAATTATGTTTTACTTTTATATTACAATTGAAATTTATCATTGTATTTTCTCTATTCTATACACATATGTACTTCCTATTTTATTTTTATCTAGTACTCTATATTCTGGAATAAACTTCTCTAATTTTGAGATATCTTCAAATGATATTCCATTGCCTTTTTGTATATCATAATTTTTAGTCGTACGACCTTTATATGTACTATAATCCACTTCACCTGTTGATTTTCTGTCAAGTTCATTGACATCTTGTTGCATGTTCAAATATGCATATGGCTTTTTTTTGCTCATTGGTTTAAATTTCCATACCTTTTCCGTTTCTCCATGGTCTTCTATTTCTTCATACTCTGATATATATACTTTTGTTAAATCTCGTAATAGCATTACTTGAATATCCTTATTGAAGCAACATCAATTTTTAATTTCTTTTCTATATCATTGAATGATGAAGAAATACTTCCTTCATTTCTTGATAAAAGACCTTCTGCACCTCTTGCATTGTATTCAGAAATAACAGCTTTTTTTATATATGGAAATAATTTTTTATCAGTTTCTTTACGATTAGAAGCATCACAGGCAATAGAAGTCATATCTGCTATGATGTCTTTTATTATATCTTCTGTATCTTCAATATAATTTGCTCCTAATCTTTTTTTTATTTGTTCTAACATCTATTGCCTTCCTTTCTACTATCCTCTTGAAATTATTCTTACGATTGGAATAGCTTTATGATTTATATAACTTCTAGAATTTTCTTCAGCTTCTCCAGAATTTACAAGTTCCCAGTTAGCACCGTTTTCAAGTTCTGCATTAGTTGGAGATAAAGTAGCTTGTGAAGTTTTTTCATATGAAATTCCATAAGGTGCAAATACTTTTCTTTGTCTAATATATAAAGTCTCTTGTCCACCATTTTTAGATGCATTTCTTTCCATTTCATATGGTTTTTTTACACCTAAATCTTCATAATCTATTGACCCCATACCTAATGCATATGTTGTATATTCTGTATGTGCCTCATCTGATACCTCATAGTAATCTCCTATGCTTCCTACAACTGGGCTTGCAACTGCTGTATATTTTGTTCCAGATTTTGTATAATATGTTTTTCCAGCAATAATTGCTGTATCAGCTGTTTTTACATATGTTGCTTCAACTTCTTCTGTTGGCATATCATCATCAATTACTACTAATTTACCATTCCATGTTCCCAAGTCTAATTCTCTTGTTATACCATCTTTGTCAGTATATTTTAAGTGTTCTAATAAATTTAAGTTTTCAACGTTTGTTGCAACATCAGAATGCATAAATACTAACGCAAATTTCTTTTTATTAGATCCACAAGCTTTGTTTGTTGCAGAATTTAATGTTGTCGCTCCAACATTTCCTTTTACTTCTGTTGTATGTTTATTAACAAACTCTAAATTTTTAGTTCCTGTCATTGAGAATATACCTTTTAATACTGATAATATTGTATCTTGGTCTAATCCATCTTTATAATCTGCTATTTGTTCAGCAACATTTTGCATAAAGTCTTTTCCACCTGTAATGTCATATGAAAAGTCTTTTTCTACAAATCCTTTTGCTCTACCAACAACTACAACACCTCTTTCAAATGTTTTTGTTGATGTTGCTGTTATATCTGTTTGTCCATCATAATTTACTGCATCGCCTTCTAATAGTCCACGCATAGCAATTCTTGCATATGCTGTACCATCTTCATCAGCAAATACCTTTCTAATATCTTCATTTCCTGTCAAGGCTCTTGATTTCTTTAACTCGTTTGTTTTTAAATTTGGTATTCTTTCTACTGAATACTTAAATGCTTTTTCATTAAAACTTTTTGAATCAAATTTTCCCATTTCTTATTACCTTCCTTTTTTTTATAAATTTACTTCTGGGTGTTTATTTAGATATTCAGCCAATTCTGTATAACTCATTTGACTTATATCTTTTTGAGTTACCCTTTCTCCTGTTTGTGGTGCTGGCTCTTTAGAATACTCACTTATTGCTTTTTCTCTGTCTGCTTTTGATACTTTTTCAAATATATCTAATTTTGAATTGATACTTTCAGCGGTTTCTCTTGAAAAATCAATAGTATCTATGTATCCTAATGAGATACCTCTTTGATTTGCTTGACGAATTGTTTCGTCTTTTAGTCTATAAGCATTTAGTTCATTTTCAGCCTTATTTGCTCTAGCTCTTTCTTGCTCTAATTCATAAGACTTTTTTTGGTCTTCATCCATTTTTGCAAGTTTATCAGCCTCTGCTTTTTTGGCTTCCATTTCTTCTAACATTGCTTGTCTTTCTTTTTGCTTTTCAGCATTAATCATCTTGTTTACTTCATCTCTTGTATAAGTTTTTTCTTTATTTTCTTCGACATTTGATGGTTCAACTTTTTCTACACTCTCGGCAGTAGATTCCATATCTTTTTTCATTTCTTCATCTTTATTATCCATGATGAAATTCCTCCTTTAACTTTTTCGGCTGAGTTATAACCAAACTATTTTGACTTTTTACGGAAGTCTAACCAAACAAAATAGACAGTTTCAAGCCATATCTAGGGCATAAAAAAAGAGCTAGTCGACTTAGCTCTTTGATTTATAATCTTAAAATATTAATAACTTATTTATTATCTTTATTCTTTGCTTTCATATATCCTTCTGCATAATTATATTTTAATACCCACATAGCTGGGCTAAATATTGTAATTACCGTAAATATAATCCAATACCAAGTTGGCATTTGTAATTTAATACTTAATATTAAAACTAATAACCACATATTATTTATCCTCCCTTGTTACTCCTTTTATAACCCAAAATTGTGCTTCTTCTAGTTTAGTTAATGCTAATGATGTTTCTCTACTTGGTTTGCACTTTAAATCAATTTCATCATAGATAATTGAGAAACATTCTCTTATATGTTGTATTCTGTTGTTTTTTTCTTCATCTACTGCTAAATATTTTGCTCTATCGTTCATTTTTTCACCTTCTTTCCATAATAAAAGCACCTATTTTAAAAGTAAGTGCATAATTTATATTTTTTTGCATAAACTATTGATTATTAACCTAATTTATAGTATAATTAAGTTAATAATATTATTGTTGAAGGTATGTGACCCCCTTTTGGGTTGCACCACCTTCTTTTTTTATCTTCTTTTTAATATTTTAAATATTTCGTTGTTTTCCATTAATATTACAGTATTTATCCAGCTTCTATGTTTAGAATAAAATAATTGCTGTGCTTGTTCTATGCTTTCAGTCCTATCTAATCCTGACTTATGTATATCTATTACAAAGTTATCAGCTTGTCCACTTTTGTGTTTGAATAAATCATAGATTGTAGTTCGAGATTTTCCTGTTGGTTCTTTTAAATCAATTTTTATATTTCCTATCATATAATCTGGTGTTTTTATATTTTGTGGATTTAATACAACTGGTATTAGCCTAACTTTTCCTCCATATATTTCTCCTAATATTTTAGCGACTTCTTTTTCTTTTTCTGTATGTTTCATTAGTACACTTTTGCCATCAACAGCATATTTATTGCCGTTTTCATCAATATAATATTGTTGTTCTACTACTTTGTAATGCTTTTTGTTTCGTTTTAAAACCCTAGTTGTTACATCTTGATACTCCATATTTAATTTTCTGTTTAATTCTTCTCTAGGCATATTGTTTTGATATACTAATGTACTTCTGCAATGATGATAATGCCCGCATTATGGGAGGCATATTTATACCGCAAGACTAACCCATAAATTTTGAATTTTTTTAGTTCTAATTCTTTTGCAGTATTTCCATAATATCTTGTAAATTCATTAGAACCTTTTATATTAAATATTTGTTCATCTAAGCTTTGGCACATTTTCGTTGTTGACTCGTCCTCTACTGCGACAAATCTAACTTTTGAATTATCTTCCGTTACTTCTTTTATTCCCTCAACTTTGGCTAAATTATTTAGTCCTATCATTTGCAAATCTGCTGCACCTGATATCTTATCATTATTTATATTGATCTTTTGATTGTTTTGTCTTTGTATTATTGTTTGAAACTCATTAGAATCAATTTCTAGGCCTTTTTGTTGTTGCATATTTAAAATTGCTTGTTTATATATTTGTTGTGCATTATATTGTATTGTTGCTTCAATATACTGTTTCCAATTAAAGCCACTATAATTTGGTTGGTCTAATAATGCAAGAAATAAAGCCATCGCTAATATTGATGGCTTTTTCTTTTTATTTACTTCTTGTTGGCCTTGTTCATAGTAATAATTTGCATCTTCATACATTATTTGTTTTTCTTGTTCTTCAAGTTTATTTTGTTCTTCTATATATGCACTATAAATTAGTAATTCTAATATTTCACTATTATTTACTCTTGTTCTTTTATAAATATTGTTTGCTAATACAGTAAAATAGCTATTATTCTTTAATAAGCCTTGTTCTTTCCATTGTTCTATATATGTATTTATTCTTTTTTTAGTCTTATTATCAGCAATATTATAGATATTCTCTGATGTAAAATTAAACGTGTCAAATAATTCTTGTAATCTGTTTTGTGTTTGTCTTGATGTTTTATTGTATAGTTGTTTTAATTGTTTTACATATTTGTCATGTTGCTCCCACATATAAAACACCTCTATTCTTCTTTATTGATTTGTTTATTAACTACTTTAGTTTGTTCTTTCTTATTATCTGCTGTTAGTTTTTGTGCTTTTTGTGTGTCTGTTAAGTCTGTCACTTTATCATCTTGTTTATCTTCTTTATCTTCTTTATTATCTTGCTCTACTCCTGCTTGTCCCATCATTTGCATTTGTTGTAAATTCTTTTGAATATTTTCTTCATTTTGTAAGTCCATTTTTGCTAACTCACTTGTTGCATCTAAATCAAGTCCTAATAAGTTTATGACCGTATCATCACTTACTAATCCTCTTATTTTTAATGCATTAGTAATCATTGTTGCTACATCAGAAGGTAAATTTCTATTTAGTTTTATTTCAATATCTCTAAAATCATATGTTTTACCTTTTTCTTTATTGAATTTTTCTAATATTATTCTCCATCTTCTTTTTAAACCTTCTTCGAAATCTCCTTCAAATGTTGCTATATATTGTTGTAAACTAAAGAATTTCTTTTCAAGTGCTGCATTATTATCTGCTTGTGTAAAACCTAAATCTGTCATATTAGGGCAAAATGAACACAAACAAATAATATCAATCAATGTCTTTTTGTGATTTTGTAATGCCGTATCGTTTACATTCTTTTCAACCCAAGCTATATCACTATTTACATCTTTATTTCCATCAAGATATCTTACTCTACTTGTTAATACATACTCATCTTCTTTTTGTCTTGCAGGGTTTATAATATCTTCGCCTTTTTCATTTTGTATAATCATCGGATTTTCTGGTGTATATCCTCTAACTTTCAATATTGCTTCATCATTATATTTAAATACATTTCTTGAATTTTGAATACATCTCTCATATGCTCTTATTAAACTGATTACAGGTTCAAAAATTGCTATTCCATCGCAATTTTCTATTGCTGTTGCTGGTATATCATCGTCCCATTTTTTAGGTTGTTGTTCTTTTATGTTTTCTTTAAATAATGGTTCATCTTTAAATTTTTGTTCATACGCTGGTGTACCAAATATTTTTCTTTTTTCAGGTGTATCGTAATAATATCTTTTTCCATCTGCTGTTGTTAATTCTATCATTTGTTGATATTCACCATTTGCCATATATGTACGAATTATTCTGTATATACCTATTAAATTCTTTTTAGCTGAATAATCCCATATAGCGATAGTTTCTAATGCATCACTTCTTGCTATTGTTATTTCTCCTGTTTTTTCGTCTTTATAGTATATTTCATAGCAAGCTCTTTTTATTAAGTAATCTAATACCATATGTAAAAAATGTGAAGCATCATTATTATAGTCATTTATATGTTTAATTAATTCTTTTATTTCTACTATTTCTTTTTCGTCATTAGTTTCATGATTAAATAGTTCTTTGATTATTTTGTCTTTATCTTTATTAAATGCTTTTACTTTATATGTTGGTGCTTTTCCTCCAAAATAACCGGCAGACATAACACTTATATATCTCTCAAGTGGTACTTTTATATCTTCATCATCTAAACTTGCTAGTTCTTCATCTGTTAATTTTCTTCTAAAATTCTCATATAATTCTTTTCTAACATTTAATTCTAGTTGTGCTCTAAAATATATATCTGTTATACTTTTTTCTTCCGCTAATCTTTCTTTACTATATCTTAGCATTGTTTCCTCCAATCAAAAAACACCTACTTTTTAGTAGATGTTATATTTATAAAAGACTTATTAGTCATTGTCATATTTGTATTTTTAGGTTTTGGATTTTCATATACCCCTGTTAAGCAGTCTTCAGCATCATCATGTTCATTTTTTCCTGTTCTTACATAATGTTTTAAATGTTTGGCAAATTCTGGCCATCTATCCTCCCAATTAATTGGAAAATAAATGTTATTCATTACTCCTGTCGAATTACTTAATATTCTTGCAATTTTGTTTTCTCCTTGATGAAACCAATTTACTTTTGTGTGAGTATTCTTTAACTCCTTTAACTCTTTTTGCACATTCCTTGCAAACCCTCTACCACCATTATTACTTTCTATATTCGCATTTCCTACATTATCTTTGGTCATCATTTCTGCTACTGCTGGTTCTGTCACTTCCATTGACTCTTGTGTATAAATAACATCCAAGATATAATATTCACTGTTATACATTTGATAGTCTATTGAGCATAAGTAATCGTCGCCCTCATCTGCTGTATCTGTGTAATTCATAATATAGTGTGCTGGTGGTAACTTATCATAAGTTTTAAATACTGTATATAATCTATTTTTCACATCGATTGGCTCTTGTTGGTAGTTAGCATAAACAATGTCTTTATTCATGTTTTTTGTTTTGAACTCGTAGTCTTCTTTACTTAATATATCTTTACACAACATTGAACCATCATCTTGTACTGCTTTATAATTTATATGTCTTACATTAGGATAATTGTCTAATATATAGCCAGCCAAATCATTGCTAGACCATCTTGTCATAATGATTATTAATTTAAATCCATTTTCAGTTCTTGATAACATTGTATTATTAAACCAGTCTATATGATTTTTTAATGTATTTTCATTATAGGCTTCTTTTGCATTTTTTATAAGATCATCGATTATCATTATTGTACATCCAAAACCTGTTGCAGTACCTGTTGGCGACGTTGCTAAATAATTTGACACCTTACTTCCAGCTAATGCCCACTTTTTTTGTGTAGCTTCGCCATCTTTAATCTTGGTATTAGGAAATATATCATTATATACGATTACGCCTTCTGTTTTTTCAGAAGCTATTGTGTCTCTTACTGATTTTGCAAATGAACTCGATAAATCCTCATTGTATGATCCTGTCATTATTTTTTCATTTGGATTTGTTCCTAATATCCATTCTACTAATTTTCCTGCTGTTCTAGACTTTCCATGTCTTGGTGGCATATTTATTACGCATACTTTTTCATCGCTCTTATAAAAATCTTGTAATTGATAGCATAAATCTTTTAAAAAGCCTCGTTCTTCTTTATAAAAATCATATGCGGTTAATTTGCAATACTCAAAGAAATCACGTCTAGCCAATTCTAAACGTGCTTGCTCTTTTATTTTTTCTTTTACATCATTATTCATTTAGTATCTTTCTCAATTCTTCTGTCGACATTCCTGAAAATGGATTATTGGTATTAACATTACCATCAATCGTTACCTTTTCTTTAAACATTCCTAAATGTCTTCCTAGCAATTCAAGAGCTTTTGTTTTATCTAATAGTTTTACTTTTTGAGTGTCTCCTATTTTTTCTCTGTCATCTCTATATCCTTCGTATTCTTCTAATGTTTCTAATGATGATATTGCCCCTGCAGTTTCACTATCCATATCAGCTATGTTTTTTAATTGTCCATTTTCTGTATATAGTTTTCTTATGTCTAAAAATGCTATTTTAGCCAGCTCTTTTATTACCATGTCTTGAGTTATTTCAGTTCTTTTTTCTCGTTCTTTCATTCTTTCCGATATGTATTCTTGAACCTTAGTATTTCTTAGTAATTTGCTACCATTCACATTGGCTGTTTCATCTTTTTTACACCTTGAATAAGCAACCTTATATGCTCTTGTTGCATTAAGGTCTATTAAATACTCATCGCAAAATCTTTTCTGTGCATTTGTCAATTGAATCACCTCTTTTGTCTGTATCTTATTTTTCTATTCAGCTAAATCGTCTCCTAATATATTTCTTTCATCGCATTTTTTTATAACTGACATATAACCTTTTTTAAATACTGTTGGTCTATCTCCTCTTATTATTGGAATTATAGCTATAATTTCCCTATTATCTTTCTTATAAATTATTAAATCGTCATTCTTCATTTATGTTCTCCGTACATATTCTTTTATTATTTCATTTATAAAATCATTACTACTTGCAACTACTTCGCATACATCTTCATAACTGAATGCTTTATCGTCGTTTTGATTATGTCCGTATTCATATAGCCAAACATGTGTTAGTTCGTGTTTCAATGTCTTTATTATATTAGCTTGATCTTTTAGTAGCATTATTGTTTGAGTTCTATATATTGTTACTCCTAATGTTCCATCACTTTTCATTTCGTTATTAATTGTGGCTTCATCTACTTCTTCTATTAACCATTCCGTATTATTTATTTTAAATTTCATCTTTATCCTCACATATATTTAAATATTTACATTTCTCGCATTGTCTTTTCTCATCTACAATACACTTTTGTCTTTTCTTATTCTCATAAAATTTTCTTCTTCTATATTCATCGTCTATGTAGTTTGCTATTATACTACCTCTCATATACAACACTTCCTTTGTATAAAACACTATGTAATGATACAGGAGCTATGTTCTCCTTCGTGGTTAAGTTCTTTTATAGTTACCAATAAAACCGTAGTATTACCTGCGTTAAAACCTAAACATATTTTTTTATATCACTACGCACAACTTACAAATATAAAATTAGAGCCCACTAGAAAGCTCTATACAAATCGAAACTCAAGGTTTATACATTGTTAAATATTTATATTAACATATCTAGTATCTGTTAATACCAACTAAAAAAAGAGTCTATCTTTATTGATAAACTCTTGATATAATAAAGTATATATAAAATATACAGTGTATGTTAGCGACTTAATTTATATAATGCGTATTGATTTAATGATACGCCTTCTTGTTCTGCTTCTACTGATAATTTATAATGTAATGATTTTGGTATTCTTACAATAAATTTACCGCTAAAATCATCATATCCTACTGGTAATGGTACATCAAATCCACCTTCCAGTTTTGCTTCTATCCAACCTTCCATTGCTTCTCTTAAATTTTCATATGCTTCATCAAATGTTTCTCCTGTACTTTGGCATCCATCTAGTTCTAATACACGAGCATAAAAATAAAACCCACTCTCATCGTGAACTGGTTGAATAATATAATTATATGGTAATTCTAAGTACTCTTTAACATTTTTCATAAAAGCTCCCTCCTTTTTATTAGTGTACTCCGAAGAGTAGGATTTTATTCTCCTATTCTCCTTAGTACATCTTTAACATACACTGCCTTTAATGGATTTTCTTCTTTTATCGTAATCACATCACCTTTTGTGTTTATAAATTGTCTGTGTGATGTTCCGTTTCTTTGGTTTCATATTATATCCGTTGTACTCTAACACTTTTGCCAATTCTTGAAACCTTATTCCATTTGGCTGTCTTTTCATCTTAAGTATCAGTTTGTTAATGTCTGGCATAAATATTCCTCCTTTCACCAGAAATACATGCCTTTATTTAAGACTAACTATATGATACTATATTTGATATCATTTGTCAATACTTTTATGAAAATTTTTTATATAATAAAAGAGTAAACATTTAAAACGTCTACTCTTACACAAACAAACAATTTGCTTTAGCAAATACTTTAGCCGCCTGGTTTTTGAGATATTTTTCATATCTGCGACTCTTTATAATTTATCTATTATAATTATAACTCTTTCAAGACCAAATTTCATCCAAATTTTATCACAATTTTATCACAATTTTTCATTATTCACCTATATTTAGTACATCAAGCATACTTTTTATTGCCGTGTCCCTTATATTTAATAATTGATTTATAGATTTTGGTTTTTGGAACTCCATGCAGTATTGTTGTGATACATAATCCCATTTAGATTTTTCCATATAATATATCTTTATAACAAACTTTTCTTCTGCTGATAGTTGATTAATCATATTTTCAACTCTTACTATTTTTTTGTCTAACTCGTCTTTCAATTTGGTTAGTTCTTCTAATTTGGTTTGTAAAAATTGCCTATCTTCTTTGTTTATGTGTCTTTCTTCTTTATGGTAATTCATTGCCGTATTTAGCACTTTATCTGATACTTTGTTTGTATTACTATGTATGCTATCATAAGCTTGTCCAGCTAACTGCATATTTTCTATAATTTCGTTTTCTGTTTCCTCATATACCGTTCCAGCATATTCCAATCTTTTTTCGTATTCTTCTTTTTTTAATTGTATTTCCGTCAGCTTTGCTTGATTTTTTAAGTGATCCTTTAACATTCTTTCAACATCTTCTTTTATGTAGCGCATCTTTTGTACCTCCTCACATTAATTTTCTAAGATCTTCTTTTTTCACTGCTATAAAGAAATTTCCTAAATTAAAGCTTATTATCTCGTCTTCGTCTATAACACTGAATTTCTTCTTTATTACAGTATCATTCTTAATTATTACCATTTCTATTGTGTCTTCTGTTCCCATAGATTAACCCCCCCTTTATTTGATTTTTATTTTCTTTGTGAGTTCTTCTATTATCTTGTCCTTTTCTTCTAATTCTCCCTCTTTACTTTTTTAAGTGCATTAGTCCAACATTTAGTGCATCCTATACTTTCATAGTTGCAAGTATCTTCTTCTTTCTTTTTATCTATTTTTTCTGGTCCGAATATGTCTGATGGACACATATTTATTCCTCCATCGCAAAATATCTGATGACATCCCTCTTCTGTTGCATATTCTACTACTATTTGCATTATTTCTTTATATGTGATATTAGTTTCTGTCTCTTCTGTAAATATTACTTTCTTTTTGCCTGACATATCATAAACATTACTCATGATTGTCCCCCTTCTAGTAGTTCTTGCAAAGTTCTTTTTTGATTCAATAAACATAACTTGTCTTTTTCAACTGCTTTTTTGTATGCTTTGTCGTCATCGTCTATATATATACATTCTGATATTGCTATATCCAATATATCTATTTTATTTTCTATTTTATTTATTACATTATAGTAATCTTTTTTTAATTCTTCATTATCTTTTTGTAATTTTTTAATAATATTTAAAAGTGTATCCAATATATTTACATCAAATTCACAATCTATTCCCATAGTTATTTTCATTAGACAATTTTCTGTATATTCAATAGCTTTCTTTTCTTTATCGTTCATTTATTCTTCACCTTCTTTGAAAAACTTTCGCATATAGTCTTAGTTGGTAATTGTGGTTCTGGTGGAGGAGTTTGTGATAATTTTAATGCTTGATTTTTTCTATTCCATGTAAATTGATATTTCTCATTTGATTCATCTATAAATTCATCTAATAATTCTTTCTCTAATTGTTCTATTCTTCTAAAAATAAGCTCATCATAATTATCTTTAAAATAATTCTCGTAACCATCTACGCTACTAATACACATATTTTTATATTTTTCTATCTTGTCTTTTACTTTTTGAGCAGGAATACAATTTCCTTGATATGAGCTTGCTAATTCTCTATAGTATTTATACAACTCATATAGATTTCCTTGTAGCAATTCTTCTAATATTTTGTTTTTTGCTTTCAATTCCTCATTCTCTTTTAATACTCTTTTATAATCTGATAAAATATGTTCTATTGCTTTTATTTCTTTTTGATTTATTGTTTGATTTTCTATACCTTTTAAATAATCATTATTTATTTTTATTATACTTTCTAATATTTTTATATCTTCTTCTATACTATTCCCTATGCTACCGACATTTGTGTCGTTACCATCACTATTTTCTTTCACTTAAAACACCTCCTTAATATTTATATGTATATCTCTATCTACTATAATTTTATCTGACATATTAAAAATATACCTTATTGGCTTTATGTGGTCTTTCTCTAGTAGTCTAATTAAATCATCTTTAGTATAACATTCTTGACAACTATTATCTTTAAACCAAACAAGATAGTCACCTTCATATGTTTTTTCTATAATTTCCTTATTTACTTCTGTTTTAAATCTTCTAAGTTTTATTGTTTGAATTAGTTTTTTCATTTAACATACCTCCTAAAAATTCCTCTTTATATAAAACTATTAATATATTTTCTGGTAAATAACTAGATTTAATTGCTTTCATTTTAAAATAATCTGCAATTTTTTTACATTCTCTGTAAACTTTTTCTTGGCATATTACTACATATTTATACCTTTGTTTATATGATATTTTCGATATAGATTTTACTATTTTTTTAAATTGTTTATAATATATTCCTGTAGTAAGATTTTCTATTTCTGCAAATATTTCTTCTAATTCCATTCTAGTTCCTCCTAATTAATAATTTTTTGTACCCAAACATATTTCTTTATCACATTCAGGACATTTAACATAAGTTTTATATGTAGGTGGAAATGATGTAAAGCAAAATGTTTTTTCTATTTCAGTATCATTGTTATCATATTCAAATTCACAACCACATAACGGACAAATTGCTATTTTATTTTCGGAATATTTACTTCCGTGTTTTATTATTCTCAATCTACCCACCCCAATTCTTGGCATTTCTTATTTATTGCTTGTAGTTCTCCTATTCCTATTCCTCTTTGTTCTTCTCTTCTCTCTTTATAACTAAATATTTCTCTGCCTATTTTGTCAAACATAATGTGATATATAAATTTATTGCCAAAAACATAATATTCCGATTTATAAATTAATTTCTTATCTGTATCTTCTATTTTTATAAAATCCATCTTTTCAAACATCTCATCTGCTGTTTTCATTTGCTTCATTCCTTTCAATTTTTTGATTTAAAATTATAAATTGGTTTTATTATTTTTAAAATTTCAACAGTATCTTGAATATTATCAATTATTTCTTGTATAGGTTTATAAACAAAAGGTGCTTCATCTATTGTTTCTTCTGAAATTGATGTTGTATATATTCCTTCCATAGATTTTATAAAATCCTCTAATTGAAATATATTTTTTGCTTTCATTCTTGACATTATTCTTCCAGCTCCGTGTGGAGCTGATTGATTCCAATCATTGTTTCCTTTCCCTATTGCTATTATTGAGCCGTCTCTCATATTTATGGGTATTATTACTTTTTCTCCTTTATGAGCAGATATTGCACCCTTTCTTACTATATTATCTTCAAAAGAAATATAATTGTGTATTGTTTCAAATCTATTATTCATAATAGGTGGATAATCTATTTCTGGAACATATGTTAATTGAAAATAATTCATTAAAATTTCTTTTGCTATTTGTAATCTATTCAGGCTTGCATATTCTTGACATATTTTCATATCATGTAAATACATATCTCTATATTTTCCTTCTAAATAACATAAGTCTTTTGGCAAATTAGGTTTATTATTTTTATATTCTTTTTCTAATTCTTTAATAGCCTTTTGAATTTCTAATTTTTTCCCTTGCTTTTTATATGTTTCTATTAACTTATATTTTTTATTATGAAATTCTTCTTTTCCAGAGCATAATTCAATAGCAAGATTCTGATAATATTCTGCGACTTGCTTTCCTAAATTTCTGCTTCCTGTATGAATTACTAAATATTTGTTTTCTTCATTATCTATATCTATTTCTATAAAATGATTTCCACCACCTAATGTACCTATTGCTTTATTAAATTTATTTGTTTCTTTTAATTCTCTAAAACAATGTAATTTTTCTATGTTCTCTAACTTAAATATTTCTTTTTCTCTTATATTTCTCCCAGCTGGTATAAATTCATTTATTATTTTATCTAATTTTTCTAAATTCAAATCAATATTTCCTAATTCTACACATAACATTCCGCATCCAATATCTACACCTACAATATTAGGTATTATTTTATTCCCTAAATCTGCCGTAAAACCTATAACACATCCTTTTCCAGAATGAACATCTGGCATAATTCTTACTTTGCAATTTTTAAAGGGCTCTTGCTCTAATAACTCATCTATTTGCTTTATAGCTTCTTGTTCTATATCAGTTGTAAATATTTTTAAATCTTTTTTCACTTATAACTCCTCCTAATATAATGGTATTTTATTCGTTTCTCCACATTTTTTGCATTTATATGTTTGATTGTCTAACATTTCAAAATTTTTATTTTTACAATTAGGACACCACCACCATGCTAATCCTAATTCATTTATTTGGTAAATATCTAGTTCACCTTTATAGTTAGTTTCTTCTACTTGCCAACATCTTTTAATTCTTAAATTTATATATGGATTATCTATTAATTGAGCAACTTCACATCTTAATGCAATTTGTTTTGCTTCTTTTGATGTTCTAGCTGCTATATAAGTGCGACCATAATCAGGGTCTCCTTCAGCATAGTAAACTTTATTTTTCTTTTCTTTCATTATGTATCACCTTCTTTTTTAAATTTTTCTTCTAATTGTTCAACACTATAATCTGCTCTAAACTGGTTATATGCTTTTTTATCCATCTTTTTTAATTCATTCCATAAATCTGGATAATACTTGTATAAAATTTTTAATTCTTTAAGATTCTTTAAAGGGCAACACCAACAACTTAATCTATCAAAATGTTCATATAATCCATCCCAATGGAATCCTTTTTCATAACAATATTGTAAACAATCCGCTTCTGTCATTTCATATTCAACCAATGGGTATCTTTTATCCCTAATTCTTTTTGGTTCATCATAAGCAATTCCAATATATTCTGTATAACCTTCTTCTTTATATTTCTTTAAATAATCGCTAATTACTTTGGTTTTTAAATTACTTGTACACCATCTGCAAAGCATTGTTGCCCAACCATATCCTTTTTTACCTTTGTTTTTTCCTTTTGTTTTTTCATGTTCAAACATATAATAATCAAAACTTTTTTCTGCTTTTATTCTAGTAATTTTCTTATTGAAATGTTTTTGAATATAATCATCAAACTTGTTTATATGACCAATCATTTGTGGAAAATCTTTGCCTGTATCAGCAAAAATAATTTCATCAACCCACCATCCATCTTCTAACATCTTTAATGTCATTGCTGTGCTATCTTTACCACCACTAAAATTGATTATATGTTTCATATCTATTCTCCTCCTAATAACTCTGGATTATCGTATATATTGCCTATTACTTCAATGTCACATTCATCTAAATAATCTGTAAGACTTTCAAATGCATCTTTTACACTTGTTGTTATTAATGTATATGTTAAATATTCTTCTGACCATTCTATATCTGCTATTATAGGTTTCATAGGAATTACTTTGTGTTTTGATATTTTTTCTTTTTCAGTTATTTTTACTATATCTCCCTCATATATTTTTTTTTTATTCTTATCCTTTAGTCCTGTGTATTGCATAAATTTATACTCTTTGTAATATTGTGAGTTTAAAATTGTATTTATCATTCCGACATTGCTATTGCGACACCCATCCCAATATCCGTAAGTATCATCTTCATTGTCATATACCATTATATTTTTTACTTTATGCCACGCTCTAAACTTTATCTCTCTATTCATCTTCTCCTCCTACTTTATATATGGCAATCTACTATAATTAAGTATTTATCTTGATTTTCTGGTTTATTAATTGTTTCTGTAAATTTTTCTAAGAATAGTTGTTCACTATCTTTTGTACTATCATTCATGGCCCACCAGCCCATTTTTCCTTTTTCATGCCAACCTGTTTCATCTAATAATGCCCAACAAGAAAATGTACTTTGCATTTTTGCATAATTTTCTTTTGTTCCATATCTTTCTATATAGTACTCTTTTTTATAAATTTCCCATTTAATATCTTCTTTTTCTTCTTCAGTTATTGGCTCTTGTCCTTCTACATAAGTTTCCCAAAATCTAATTGCTTTGTTATATTTTTTTTCAATTTCTATAGCTTTTTTAAATTCAATATCTTTTATTTTTGCACCGCTACACCATTTATATCCATTTATGCAATCCTCTTTTTTGCATTGCTTATTAAAAATTTCTTCAAGCATTGGTCTTCCAACGATGCAATCTTTAACATCCTCTCTTACTAATAATGTATCTCTCCAACGTCCACCTATCTCATACCAATCCCATCTAGAATTAGGATTATATGTACTTAATTCATTTCCGTTCTTCATCATATTGTTCATCTTCATCTATTTCAGCTTTATATAAATCTTCATCAGTTTCAGCATTTAAATATTTTAATTGCCAATCACTTAATTTTTTCCCTTCTTTTTGTTCTTTAGAATAATCTTCTTTTCGCTTTTTCGCTTCTTTAATTATTTCTTTTTTTGTTTTCTCTATATAAGGTTCTACTTCTAAATTCTCATCATAAGACGCTAACATTTCCTCTAATTTTTCTTTTTTTGCAGTTATAACTGCTACTTTAAAATGACTCATTATATTTCCTCCCTTGTAATAATTTTTAAATTTAATTCTGGATATTTGTATTCAAATAATTTCTGCTTAATTTTAAATGTCTCTGTTTTCATTCCCTTTGCATCCTCTACGACTGTTTGTCCATTTTCCTCGTAAACAAAATCTGCTATATATTCTATTTTTCTATGTGTTGTTCCATTCTTTTTAAATCCTTCTTGTAATAAAAATGGTACTTGCAATCTTAAGTTACTTATCTGTTTTGCTCTCTGCAATAACTTTAATTGTCTATATCTTGTTGCTTCCAAATTACTCTCAAACCTTATGTTATCTACTACTATTTTTCTGTTTCTGTACTTGTTCATCTTTTGCCTCCTCTAGTATAAATTCCTTTATGAATCTGTTTGCATATTCTGGTGCTATTAAACTTCGTTCTGTTTTATTACTTGTTCTCTCTATGTTTTTCTTTTTATTCCAAGTATAAGCCTCAAAAATTATGTTATACTTTGGCTCACAATTCATGAACCAGTATTGTGTTGGCTTTTCGTAGTAATCTCCACGCAAAGTTCTATCTTTATCTATAACCTTTGCCGGAATAGCCCAATATTTAACCAAATAATGTGTTGTGCTGTATGGATTTTCGATTATTAGCGGTAATTTCTTTCTAATACACACTATTGCTAATTTTGTTATTGTTTCATACATTAAATCTAATTCTTTATGTAGTTTTAAATCATTCTCTAATTTCTGCTCATCTGTCCATTTCTTTTGTTGAAATGCTGTTCCTCTAAAGTGCATCTGCACTTGGTCTTCAAAACGTACACAAGGGAAAAATGCTAATATTGTGTCTTTTTCGGTTATGTTATCAAATATACTTTCTTCTTTATCGTATGCCTTTTCTATTTCTTTAAATAAATCACATATATAATCTGTCTCTCCAAATTCATCTTGTATATCATAATCAAAAGCTTCATAGCCTAGTTTTTTAAATTCATTTTTGAATGTTCCACTTTGTTCAAAAAAGCAATAAAATTTCATTTTTTCTTTAGCTCCTCCCTCAACTTTTCTTGCCAGTTTTCAACTCCTGGTACAAAGCCTTTACATCTCATTACTGGCTTATAGTCTATATCTTCTTGTTTGTTACAGCCTAAGCAGTTAATAATAGCAAATATTATTCTCTTTAATTTGCCTCATCTATATCACCTCATACCCGTTTTATATCTTTCCATATTTCTGTCATTTAGCACATCTCCTCAATACAATGTATTCTTTTCTATTTGTTGCATAGGCTAGTCCTCTTAAAATATTTATCAATTTCTTTTGCTATTGCCCACATATTTACTGTTATTCTTTTTTCTGCTGTTAGTTTTTTAGCACTTTCTATGTTTACTTTTTTGTAGCAGTAAAATTCCTTACAAATCAATGGTCTTACTTCGTAAATTAAACATTTTTTTCCATCATAATATGGACAACTTAATCTATTTTGCATTACTAATATTTGTGTTTGTGGTCTTATCTTGTTCTCAATTACGTATTTTTGTATTTCATTAATTTCTTTTTGTGTTACTGGCAGAAAGTTAGTACAACATTCTCCACATTTACTACAATTCCCACAAATTGAATTATCTGTTATTTTTGCATTGCCTTCTACAATATTCCTTATTATCTCTTTATCTCTGTTATAGTTGTTTCCCTTAGCATTTTCCCCTCCTTAATACTGTGTTATATGTTCCATATTCTCTGAAACCATATCCGCTAAATAATATCTCTTGTAATCTGTTCTCTCGCCATATCTATTAGTGTTGCTTTCCCATTCTGTTTTAAATTCGTAGCCCTCTTTTTTGAGCTGGTCTATTCTTGCTCCTAGCTGTGTTATTCCTAAATCTGCGTATGCTTCCCAGCTAGATATTGACCCAAACTCTCGTATGTAATTTATTATTCTATCTTTTTGTGATATTTTCATTTGTTATTCACACTCCTTTGTTTGCATAGAAATTGTTTAAATTGTCATATTGTCTTTGTTCATAATTTTTTGCATTTTTAGGTTTATCATTTTGTTTTTTATTATCATTATATCGCCCTTCTAATACATTAGTTGCTTTGTCGGTCCTCATAAGGAAGTCAAAATTTGCTTTCCAGCCATTATCATTTTCTCCTATAAGGAAATCTGTTGAATTAGCTATTTCGCATATGTTTTTAAACTGTTCTTCCGTAAATTCTTCAAGAAATTTGTCTATAGCCTTGTTTCGCTTTTCTGTCAATTTTTGAACCTGTGGCAATTTTGTACAAACAGAATTGTAAATATCTTTTATTTCATTTCTTTTCTCTTCTTTTTCTTTTCTATTATCTTCTTTTCTCTTAGGAGGTACTGCTACTGTATCACTACCGTAGTAATACTACACCGTTCCGTTTCAAGTCTTGGAAAATCTGTTTCTGTAGGTTTATTGATTGTTTGATGTTTTAGAAAATTAGGGAGATAATAGTAGGTTTGTTCTTCATATTTATACAAAACTAACATTTTTAATCCGCCTAAGTGGGAAAGCCATTTTTCTAAATCGGAAGCTCGTAAGTCGTCATACGGAAATATCAAGGACTTTAACAACTTCGGATTTGCTCTGCCGTATCCTTCATCATCAGCATTACTTATTAAACCCATAAACAATAATCTTTCTTGAACAGAACATTCTCCAACCTTTTCATCTGTCCAGAAATTAGGAGATATCATTCTTTTTCTTGCCATACTCTCTCCTTTCGTAAAATTAAAGGGCTAAAACTTATGTCTAGCCCCTGTTGTTATAATCCTAATTCTTTTAATGTGTATTCTTTATTTTCTTTCATTCCTTTGTACATTGTACCTTTTTCAAAATATGGTAATATGGTAGGTTCATCTTCTTTTATATATATTTTTATGAACTCTCTAGAGTATGAAACTTTTTCTATAGCTTTTACCTTGTCTCTAAAAGGTTTAATTACGTTTGATAAATATCTCTTTTCTGTCTCGTCTAGTATTTCTTCTTTTCTTTCAAATAGTGTCTCATATTTTACTGGTCTTTCTACTTTTACAATACTTACATCATCATTAAAGTATCTTAATTGCTCATCAATACTATTAAAAGAATAATTAGAAGTTTTATCGAAGAATATTACTTGTCCATTTTTTAATGTACATTTATCGCCATGTTTTAAATCTGCTTTTGTAAATTTGTTTACTAATTCTAGCTCATTATCTCCGAAAAATTCTGGTGTTCCATATAATTCGTAAGGAAATCTGTTGTCATTTTTGTCAGTTGATTTTATTGTAAAAATCTTCCCTAAATTTTCGCATTCTCTTCCTCCAATTTTAAAATTCATTTTCTTTTCCTCCTAATATTTTTTATAAATAATTTTCACCAAATATCTTCACAAAGTTTTCTGATTTATAGTGCTTTTTGAACTCTTTTTGTGCAACTTTATGCAATTTATCCTGCAAAGTTTTATCATTTGTCACTATTTCGTGACATTTTCGGCAAATTGGTATTACTAATCCATACTTCATACTAACTTGTCTATTTTTACCTTCTATTAGTTCGTGAAAGTCTTGTTTCTTACTTCCACATAAATAACAATGTTCTAAGTCTTTTGTTATTATGCTAAATCTGTTTTTCTCTAGCTTTGCTAACTTCTTGCTTTTCTTTTTAATTGTTGTAACTTCTTTTTTCTTTTCTGCCTTTTTTTTAGGTACTGGATTAAAACTGTTTGATAAATCTGTTACTATCATTTTTTTACCTCTTTTCGGGGGTCATGGCACTAATAAATTAGGCTCCTTGCTTGTCTCTAAACTTCTATTAGTGCCAATGTTCTATATTTCATATCTTATTGCTTCTATTTTCTTTTTTAGGGCATTTTGTTTACTATCTATGCTCTCATACGCCTTTTTAAATCTAAACAGCCTAGAGCCTAATTCTGTTAATTTCTTGCTATCATCTTTTACAAACTCTTTTGCCATAGCTTCAAAATAACTCATTGCTGGTGGCTTTTCTTTTTGTGTCTCTTGCCATTGTTTCCTTTGCATATAGATTTGTTTATTTTCTTGTATTGATATATCTGTTTTTAGCGTGTCATATTCTTGTTGTAGTCTTGCTATCATTTCCCCTATTAGATAATTCATATTTGCATATATTTCTATGTTTTTTGATATTTCAAATCCTGTATCTGGATCTTCTTTTAATTCATTTTGTAATTTTGTATATGTATCCGCTATCTTTTGACTATCTGCATTTTGAATTGTAAAAGGATTAAACATATATAATTTTTCAAATTCCATTTTTGATTACCTTTCTACATGTTCGTGCATAAACACATATTCTGAATTTTCTCCCATGTTATTTAATAAAAATTCACTTGCTTGTTGTTTACTTAAATGGCTGTCTTTTGCTCTAAATTCATATACATATTTGCAGTCTTGTTGTTTTTCTTTTATTGTTTCTTCTATCTCATCTTCATCGTAATTACCTTCAACAAGATACAAATCATAATTTTTAGCACTTATTCCCTCAACTGTTTTTGTATCTGTCATATAGATTACTTTATAATCATCAAATAGCACTCTATAGCCACATTGTGGTACATCATGATATAATTTAATTGGTACAATTTTAAATAGTTTATAATCGTATTTAGTGCCAATTTGAAGTACATCTATATTTTTTCTTTCAACTTCACATTCTAAAAGTGGTTTTAATAACCATTCACAACAAGCAAATCTTAAAGTTGGTCTTTCTTGTGCTAATTTCTTAATTGTTTCTTTTTTGAAATGGTCTGAATGTATGTGTGTTAGAAGTACTATTTTTAGTTTCTTATAATACTTCTCTAATTTTTTAAATGTAACTCCACAATCTATTAAAATTATGTCTTTTATTATTGTTGCATTTCCTGTGCTACAGCTTGATATAATTTTATAGTTCATTCATTGATACCTCTTTTGTATTTTCTGTTTGTTCTTCTATTTCAGCTTGTACCTCAATAGGTTCTTGTTGTGGAATTTCTTGTTGCATTTCTTCTGCTTCATACATTCCTGCTAAATCTTCAACAAATGTTTCTCTTAATGCTCTTACTTTTGCAACTTTCTCAACCATTGTTGCTCCTTTACTTCCCCAGTTTGAATTTAATTGTCCTTGTCCTGTTTTTTGTGCTACTTCATTAAAACTTACACTTGAATATGTAGGATGTGTCCAGTCTTTTCTAAATACCCTAGCCCAACCACCTACAAGTTGTTCATTTCCTAATCTAAATGTTCCTTGTCTTTCTTCTACACTTCCATCTTCTTTTTGGACTATGATTCCACTTTCCATTCCGTCATAATTTGGATTGAGTACTGCTCTTTTTAAAATTGCATCTTTTCCCACTACTAATTGTGCAGGTACTCCTGCTTTATATTTAATTAAATATGCTTCTCTTAAAAATGGGTTTAATTTCCTAACTTTGCAAAGTTCTGTAAATAACTTAAATTCTTGATTTGTTATTTTTGCGTCTGTTCCTACTATATACTCTTGCACTATGCTTGGTGTTAATTTTATTTCATTTCCGTCAATATCAAATTTGACCATTAATTCATTATTTTTTTGTACTTCATTACTCATAATCGTAGCCTCCACTTTCTAAAAATTGTTTTAATTCTCTTAATTTTGTTCTTGTCCCTCTTACTGTAAATTTTAAAGTTAAAATTTCTTCTGTTTTTTCTTCTACGGATGGTGAAATTAATATTATTTGTTCACTATACTTGTCTGACTCTTTTGCAGTATCCACAACAAATTTTTGAAGTTCTTTTTCTTGTTCTATTTTTTTCTTTTCTTCTTCAATAGCCTTAAATCTATTTGTCACACTTGTTATTGCTTGTGATACATTTAATATTTGTTTGTATTCAACTAATATTTCTGTTTTATGCTCTTGTGTTTCAATTAGTTTTAAATCATCCACTATTTTGTCAATAAATTGTTTTGCTTGTTCTTTTAAACTTTTCATACTTGCTGATAATGTTATATTTATTCTTGCTTGTTCATATGTAATAAAATCAATATTATTTGCTTCTTTATATTCTTCAAAGTAATCTTTTATTTCTTTTTCTTTTTTTGATTTCAATTCATTTTCAACATTATCTATTTTCCCTTTTAGAATTATGTCAGCATTTCTGAATTTATCGGATATACATTCTTTATAGACATTTTCAAAATCATTGTAAGGTTTTAATACTTGTTCTTTTACTAATTTTCTTTTGTTTTCAAATTCTTTATAATCTTTATTTAATTCTGCTCTTATTTCTTTTATTGTTTTTACTGACTCTTCTGTACATACTAAACTTGTTGCATTTTTCACTCTTTCATCTATAACTGTACTTACACTTCTTAATTGTTCCTCTATTACAGGTAACTGCTTTACTTCTATTAAGCCCTTTATCATTTAATTTTCTCCTTTCAATTTCTTAATTTTTTCTTTTAATTCATCAGCATATTTATAATCTCTACTGCTCCACGTATCTTGCATTTCTAACATAAAATATTTTTCTTCTAATTCTTCTAATGTTTCTGACATTTTTTCAATTACTCCCCTTGCATTTTTTTATTTTCTGTGCTATTATTTATTTAGTTATGTTTAATTAATAAGTTTATTTTGTACTATTTGTTTGAACTGTTTTCGCGAGTAGTACATTTTTTATTTTTTCAAAAGTGATAAAATAGTTTTCTTTGCTTTCTTCTGATTTTTTTATAATGTCTTCTATTTCCTTTATCTTCCTTGCAAAAAATGTTGCTCTTATTTCTGCTATTTCCTTATTTTTAAGCTTGTCCTTATTGTCTTTAAGTTCTTTTTGTAATTCATCTATCGTTGTTATTAACTCGTAATCTTGTCCAAATCCTGTAACTATCATTACAATAATTGCTATAATAAAACCCAGAATTATACCTATAAATACTTGCATCTCTCTTCCCTCCTTTACTTTTAAATTTGTTTTTTATATAATTACCTCGAAAGCGAGGTGGTTATAATGGCTGATGTTTTAAAGTACTATGCTCTAGTAAATAATATTAAAGTTCAAACACCATTTGTTGATGAATTTCCTATGACCAACAAGGAAATTTACAAACAATCTGACGATGTTCTTAAGGCACGTTTCGAATACGCTAACGGATTAATCTATGAGGTTGACATTAATCCAATTATTAGCTTTATTCGTTCTAACAAGAAATTAAAACAAATGCCTGACGGTTCTTATCAGTTTGAGATTTAATAATCATACTTTTACTGGTTATTAAACAATATTTGTGGTTAATGTATACTTTTACATTGCCACTATTTTTTTGAATTTCTTCCACTTTTTTTCCTCCTTTCTATCCCAATATTTTATTCAGTTTTCTGTCTAATCCACTTAAGCCTTTCCAGATTTTTTGACATAAATTAATCTTGAAAATCTTATAAACTATAACTTCTATTGCTATTGCTAATATAATTGTTCCTACTAGCTCTGCTACTACTACCATACTGCATAAGAATACATCTATTAAATAACTTATCATTTGTTACACCTTCTTTCTTAATTAAAAATTTGCATGCCTTTTGTTTGCAATATTTCTTTGAATTTTTCAAGTTCTATGCAATAGCCACCAAAATTTGTGCCGTATTTCTTGCAAAATTGAGTAGCTGTGTTTACATTTACTCTATAGTTCTCTGCTATTTCTTTGGCGTATAGCAGTTTAGGTAAATTATTTTGTTTTGTGTTTAGGATAGTTTCTAACAATTCGTTAGTTCTTTGTTGTTCTCGTAATATTTGTTCTTCCAACTCGTCACCCTCTTTCTTGAAAAAAATATTCCAAAATATCTATGTCTATCTGTACTTATTCGTATTCTCGAACTTTTAGTTTAAAAAAATATTCTGGTATTTCTTCTAATTTAATATTTAATATCTCAGATATTTTTAAAATTTCTTTTTGAGTAAAGTATGTGTTACTATTTATTTTATTGCTTATTGTGGCTTCATCTAATCCAATCATATTGGCTAATTTACATTGTGTTCCTAACACTTCTCTTATTTTACCTTTTAACTTATCATGATTTAATTCAATTGTTTCCATAAATTTTTCTCCTTTCTTGTTCGTATTCTCGAACTGTAAATATAATATCACAAAAAAATATAAAGTCAATACCTTTTTCAAAAAAAATTCGATTTTCTTAATTTTTTTTTGCATTTTTATTGATTTTTTTCGGAAAGTCGTTTATAATAGCGATATGGAGGGACTTAAATGAATGATTTAATTGATACATTTGCAAACAGATTAAACACTGCAATGAGAATACGAAACATTAAAGCTACAGAATTAGCTCAAAAGACAGGAATATCAAAATCGTCCTTGAGTGAATATATGAGTGGAAAATATGAAGCCAAACAAGACGGTGTTTACTTACTTGCTAAAGCTCTTGATATAAACGAAGCCTGGCTAATGGGTCTAGACGTCCCTATGGAAAGAGCCGATTTTAAGTATGCTTCTGACAACGGTCTTGATACCACTGGATTAACACCAGAAGAAATAGAAGAATTGAAAGAATTTATTAGATTTAAAAAAAGTTTAAAGAAAAAGAAAGATTAGATTATGGAAGTATTAGATTTATATAATTTAACTGAAAAGGAAAAAATAGATATAATAGATTATAAATGGTCAAAGGCTAAAGCCAGAATTTTTGAAGAAAACAACGAATATAGTATAGGCATTGATTACAGCAAAATAGCTAATTCTATTGAAGAAAAAGAAATATTAGCTGAAGAATTAGGACATTATTATTGTCGGTGCTTTATACTATATTAATTCTGATATAACTTTAAAAAGAAAATGTGAAAATAGAGCAAAGAAATGGGCTTATTCTGTGTTAGTACCATTTCAAGAACTAAAAGAAAAAATCGCACAAGGCTTTAATTTATATGATTTATCAGATTATTTTAATGTAGATATTAAATATATGATTGACTGTATTGACTTCTATGCCCAAAAATATGGTATATTGGTTTAATATATAAAAGAAGGATAGTGCTGTCGCCAAACAAGACACTATCCTAAACACAAAACAAAATCCCTTTTACAAGGTATTTGCGTATTTATAATAACATATGTTTATTAAAAGTGCAAGACCTCTGTAAATGGATTTTAATAAAAATTTACGGAGGTTTATTATGGAAAAAAAGAACAGAAGTGTAAAATCAAGAGGAAATGGAGAACGGGACAATATATTTTAGCCAAGCATTAAATTGTTATGTGGCACAATATCATGAACCGTCTGGAAAAAGAAAGACCTTAAAACAAAAGAAAAATGAAAAAGTAGGAGAATTTAAATCCAGATTTAATAAGATAATAACAGATATAAATCAAGGTTCTTATATAGAAAAAAGCTTTGATACTTGTTTGAGCATAATTAAAAATTATGTAGAACAAAAACATGATGATGGCATTACCTCTGATAGAACTTACATAAGAGATTTAGGAACAATTAATCAATTAGAAGCATGTTGTAATAACTGGATAAATAAACCTATTCAAAAGGTTTCTGCTTTTGATATCGAACAATCAAAAAAATCAATTAGAGAGTATGCTAATAATACTATAGATAAGATTTGGAGATTTATTAATGTTATTTTCAAGATTGGAATATCAAGAAGAAAAATAATATATAATCCAATGGACGATGAAACTCTAGCTAAACCTATTTCAAAAAAAGCAAATAAACAGGTAGAAGCATTAACTCAAGAAGAAGAAAGCAAGTTACTAGAAGTACTTTCCAAGAGTCCCAATAAACAGTATAATAATATAATTCTTCTTCAATTGTATACTGGTGCTAGAATTGGAGAGATCCTTGCACTATCCAAAGACTGTATAAATTTAAAGAATAATTCCATAACTATTTATCGCACAATAACAAGAAATAAAAATGATAAAGTAATATTAGGTCAACATACTAAAACATACTGTAAAAAAACTGGATTAGATAAAGGTAGAAGATGTTTTCCTATGCAACCAAAGGTAAGAAAACTTATAGAAGAAATACTTGCAAATAAAATAACTAACATGCATAATTTATTGTTCTGGGATTACTCAAAAAATAGAATAATCACTGACGGAATGATTAATAGTTATTTGAGTAGAATAAATAAAATAAGTCCTAATGAAAGCATAACAGGTGCCTTATCTACTCATCGACTTAGACATACTTTTATAACAAGGTGTCAGGAAAAAAACTTGTCTCTTGCAGTTATCCAATCATTAGTTGGACATGTTCAAGGAAGTAATATAACTAATGACACTTATACATCAGTTTCGCTAAACTTTATTCAACAGGAACTTGAAAAAATGATCTAG